CATCCCCGTCAGGGGGTCAACGCCAGCGCGCCTGCGCAGGTCGCGGAAGGCGCATTCGAGTTCGAGGACGTCCGGCATGTGGTCGAAGGTCGTCGGCGGCTGGCGGTGGTAGGGGAAGTCCCAGTAAGCACCGAACGAGCGGCTGGCGATGCAGCCCGCCACGTGCGCACGCGGCATGGCATCGCACCAGAAGACGATGGAGTCGGTGTCGCCGTTGTCTTCGATGAAGGTGTCCGGATGGGGCCTAACTGCAGTTAAGATATTTTCGTGTGTTGATGCCATGATGTGGTGTGCTCCTTGGTGTGGTGGTTTCTCATTGTTTTTCATTGTAGCACATATTGTTGCTTATGGCAAATGGACCTGCGTGCGCAGGCGTTCATTGGGGGACGTGCAGGTTCATACGTCTGTGCTGGCGTGCGAGCCGCCGCGCTTCCGAGGCAGTGTGACAGGCATCTCCGAAACGGGAGAACAACTCGTCATTTGCACGCCAGCGACCGGCATGACCGTCCCACTCAACGCCGGGGACGTTGCGGTCGGCATTGGCGTACTTGGCGGGTTCTTCCGTGAGGTTGGCGAGGCGCAGGTTGAGGGGGTCGCCGTCGAGAGTGATTATCCTTCTGCACGGCCACGTGCCGTGGACCATCAGCCACGCGATACGACTGGCGAGAGCGGTGTAGCCGTCAATGCGGATGATACGCTGGCCTTCGGCATTGCGGGTGGTGCCGGTCTCGCGTCCAGCACGGGGATGGTCGGAACCGGGATTCCAACGGAAGCGGCCCGTTGAGGGGGAGTATTGCAGGTAATAAGCGATAAAAGCGAGTGTTGGCAATGGCTTAGTCATGGTTGGCTCCTTCAGCACAGGGGTTGTATGAATTGTATGTCAATGTGCAAACCCGGACATACAAAAGGTATGCCCCGAAGTCTAGGTGTTTTCGGTGTAAGAAATGAATTTTTTCTATTATATATAAATATATGGCTATTTTTGAAATTGAACACCCCCCCAGCGATTTTGCACAGTGCCGAGACGCGAGCGAGGACACATGCAGAGGCTTGAAAATTTGGGGGGCTCTCTCTAAAAAGGGGTGCGGAGTCAAACATTGAAAACATTGTAAGGATATCAGGGACTTACACCCATACATTAACGCAAACATTGGTGAACAAAACGCCTTTTTTTATACATTACAAGGGTTTTGGTCACATTCCTAACTGCAGATAAGCAACTAATACTCGTCTCGCCCGTGGGCGCGCCCACGCGTACGCGTACGCGACGCCCGTGCGCGACGCCCGTGATCGCGTACGCGTACGCGTGCACGAGCGCGCGAACGGGCGCGCGCACCGGCGCGCTACTCCGTAGGAGTAGCGGTGATTGTGCTACGTTCTTATCTGGAGATAGGCGCTCACCGAACCGCTCACCGAGCCGCTCACATAAGCGCTCACATAAGCGCTCACATAAGCGCTCACGCTCTAACTATCATCGCGAACTATCATGGGGCTTCTGACTATCACGAAAAAAATTTTTCGTGGCGCGGCGAGCGCGCGGCGAGGCCAAGCGGCGAGCGGCGCGCGGCGGACAAAAAAATGGGGGCGGCGCGAGCCGCCCCCATCGGGAGTTACTTGGACTTGCGCCCCTTGGTCACCATCGACGGAGCCGCAGGCTGTTCTGGCAGCAGGTCAGGCTGAGCATCTTGCGCAGCTTTCTCGGCAGCGAACTTGGCCTGCAACGCGTCGATTTCCTCTTGGAGCAATGGCCGCGTTGCGATCAGGTAATCCTCGATGATATCGGCGAGCGCCACAATCTTGGCGTTGCGTTCGCATGTAGGGACAATGTCCACCTCGCCGTCAGGCTTGGCAGCCTCGGCGAGATACTCTTTGATCGTCGCCGCGATGGTCGAAACGTAATCATCGAAGCGAGCGTTCTTGTCGAGCGCCTCACTAGGCGTACGCGCCTTCCAGTTATCGACGCCGAGCGCCGTGAGCGGCTGAGCGAAGGTGTTAGCGAATTCGCTAAGCACTGGCGCGATCAGCCCGACAACAGGGTCTGCCTTGCCATTGATCAGCACCTTGTGAGCCTTCACCCGGTCGAGCGCCTCTTCGTCGGACATGTCCGTGTTGAACATGGCCTTGGCGTTGGACTTGAACTTCTCGACCATCTCGGAACCCGTCGCCGTCAGCTTTTCGGTTTCGACTAACTCCGTGACCGTCTCGCCCTCTTCGTCCAAGACAAGCTCGCCGTCCGCATCGACGCATTCGACCCGCAACGTTTCAGTTTCCGTGACCGGGAAAACCGACTGGATCGGAAACGCCGCACCCGCCTCAGAGAATTCGACGTCAATTGCGAGCACCTGTTTTGCGGCAGCGATGCGCCACGCCCGCTTGAATTCGATCATGTCCTTACCCGACAGACCGCCTTCGATGCCGAAGTTATCACCGATAGCGACATAGGCAGACCGCAGAAAAAGACCGTCGACCTTGCTGTTATCATCCTCTTTCATGCGCGGAGTAAAAATGTCCGCAAAGGAGAAGAACCAAACGCGTTCGTTCGACTTGCCCTCGTTTGCAATCGCCCGCATTGGCGTCTCCCACGACGGTAGCAGCGCACTCGCGAGAGCCGCGACGCCTAATTCGACCTTGGCCTTGCCTTCACGAACCATCGAAACCGCGAGCGCGATAGCAGAGGTATTTGTGTTGTTTGTCATGATGTATTTACTTTCCTACTTGTTTGCTGAGCCGCACCTTGCTTCCCAGTCTCAATATAATAGGCGAAAGCGTTGCTTACGTCAAATTGACCTTGATGCTTAACTTTCGGAGTTATATGGGAAATGTCCTAACTACAGTTAAGAGATAAAGCCTAAGAGCGCAGGAGCCTTGAGCATAGGTAGGGCTTCACAATCGCTTGAAGCGATTGTCGGGCATCAGCGGCAGAAAATTTTATGTTGACGTTGGAGATAGGGGGGAGGGGGGTGGGGTGCTCTATTCCCTATCGTCGTACCCTACCTACCCGGTACCCCCCAAGGCTGATGTAGGAGTCCCGACGATCCCTATGTATTACCATTCCACACACTCAATACACATTTTTTTGGAGAAGAACAAACCAAGTACGGATATAGAAACACCCCCCGTCGATGGGACCCGTACCTCCGCCACCGGAAAAACTCCTGTTGACACATACCAGCACGCTCGCCTAACAACGCCACAGGAGATGGCAAGTCGCGTCTTCGGACACGAATGAACCGACCCGAAGAAGGGGGCTGCAGGCAACTGCGGCCCCCTTTGAACATCCTACCCCCAAAAAACATTCGTCCCGTCGAAAAAACCCGCTTGACACCTTAAAGCGATTTGCTACAACCGACACCCATGGGGTGGAGGCAATCGGTCACCCCCCGCTGAAGGGGCATCACACCATGAAATCTGCCGTTTTCGCCGCCATTCTTCTCGCAGGCGCAGCATCCGCGCCACTCATGGCGCAGGATACACTCACTTCAACCAGCGGCTCGAATGCTGGCGCGGTCTCCGGATCGCAGTCGGGCTCGATCTCCGCTTCCGACCAGACGCAGGGTCAGGCACAGCAGGCCAACAACGCCGGTATCGGCAATTCGACCAGCGGTTCCGCTTCCGGTGCCGAGGCCAACTCGGGCTCGGTCAGCGGCAGCCAGAGCAACGGCAACGAGCAGGGCCAGAGCCAAGGTCAGTCCGCCAACAACGATCAAGGCCAGAGCCAAGGCCAGTCCGCCAACAACGCGCAGGGTCAGGCGCTCGACAACAAGAACACCAACCAGCTTGGCGCGGTCAACGAGCAGGGCGTCACCGTCAACCAGACGTGGAACGCATCGCGTCCGCACCAGCGCACCTACGTCGGCACCAACACTGCCGTGCCTCTGGCTGCCAGTTCCTCATTTTCTTCCGACTACTGCGGCGGTACCGCCAGCGGCGGCGCGTCTGCGGCTCCCATCGGCATCTCCATCGGCGGAGCCAAGCCAACCTTCGACAAGTCCTGCCAGTCGCTGCGCCGCGCCGAGAAGTTCGGCATGATCGCGGCCAATTTCCACAACATGGGGCAGACTGACGCCGCCATGAAGGCCATGGCAATGATGGTCTGGTCGGTCTGCACCTCCGACAGCACGGGCACCAAGGCCGACGCCGACACCGCCAACGCCTGCATGCTGGCTGGCATGCTCGGATCGACGGCCTCGCCGCCCGCCAAACAAGCCTACACCACGCCTGACCCTGCGGTTCGCACATCCGAGGGCGGACCCACCCCCGAGGCCGCGACCCGCGATACCCGCGACAGCGCGGCTTGGGAGGCTAGCCCTGCCCTCGACGGTAAATCCATCGCCGTTGCGGCCTCGGTGGTCCCACCGAGACCGTGAGGCTTTAGCGGGAAGGCCGCGACCTACCCCCCAAGGCCTTTCCGTTACAGGGTGAGCAGTGCTGGCTAAGAGGCCCCCCCGCCCCAAACAGTGCTGCTCACCCGCCCAGTTCACTCAATTCCCCGCAGTCGGAAAGGGGCAACTGCAGGGTCTCTTCCGCCCCTTAACTTGCAAGAAGGACGTACCATGAAGAAACTTGTCATTTTCGCCGCAGCGGCACTCTCGCTCGTCGCTGCTCCCGCAATGGCCGTCGAGTTCGGCGTTGCAGTCGGCGCTGGCGGCTCGTCCAGCACGTCAAGCGCCGGAGCGGCATCGCAGGGTTCGAGCGCCTCGGCACTCTTCGGCATCACGGCTCAGCAGAGCAGCGCCGGAGCCGCCAGCGGCGGCGCATCCCAGCAGGTCATGTCGGGCAACGACAGCGCCTCGGCCAGCGTGCACAACAGCAACACCACGCAGCAGGGCTCGACCTTCTCGTTCGGCCTCGCCGGTTCGCAGAACAGCAACGCTGCTCTCGGCACCGGTAACTCGGCAGCGGGCAACGCGCTCACGGGCATCTGGGTGTTCGTCAATCCGTAGGACACGACTGTCGGTGCCTTTCACAGCAATAGGTACCGACTAGACTGGGGCCGGTGGTCGAGAGGTCATCGGCCCTTCTTTTTGGGGAGACAGTCATGGCGATGAAACCCAAGCAGCTTCGCATCACGCAGCCGGGCTATTACTGGTGCTCGGTCGGCGGCAGCCCGCTGGAGATATGCGAGGTGTCCGAAACCAGCCCCGGCACGGGCGTCTGGGTGGCGCACACGCTGGGCTGTCCCGACCCGTTCTTCATCAACATGGATGACTGCTCGTTGCAGCTTTACACCGCGAAGCCCGTTGACCTCGATCTGGCTGCGCGCGGCTATCTCGGCTACTTGCCCGCGCCGATCCCCATCCCCGACCTGCCCGAGCATATGGGTGGTGAAAAGCCGCTGCCGAGGTTCAGCCACGGCTGGCGCGGGCCGAGGCAGTGGTCATGACCTACGTCATCGCCGCCATCTGCGGAGCCCTCGTCGGAGCCTTCCTCATCGGCAGCAGCCCACGCCGCCCCACGCGCCGCGAGGTCTACATCGCAATGGCATTCTACGCCTGCCTGACGCTGCTCATGGCCGGTATCGTGGATGTCTTCATATGACCGTGCTGATCACCGTGAACTGCTACAAATGCAACGAGCCGTTCGGGATAGAACAGGGGACGCGGCGCGTCTTCCTGCGCAGCCACCAGAACTTCTTCTGCCCCTTCGGCCACCCGCAGCACTACATCGAGGGCGACAGCGAGGAGACCAAGCTGCGCCGCGAGCGCGACCGGCTCAAGCAGAACGCCGCCTATCTGGAGGAGCAGTTCAAGCGCGCCAAGGCGCAGGCTGAGCACGAGCGCCGCCGTGCCAACGGCTACAAGGGCCACGCGACGCGCATCACCAAGCGCGCCAAGGCGGGCGTCTGTCCGTGCTGCAACCGCAGCTTCGTCGCGCTGGCGCGGCACATGAAGACCCAGCACCCGGACTTCACGGCGGAGACGCCGGACCCGGTACCGCTGAAGCTCATCGAAGGGGGTATTGCATGAGCGACCTTGCTCTCTTGGACTGTCCGTTTTGCGGCGGTAGGGCGGAACTTGAGGAAGTGGACGGCGGATGGTCCGTAGGCTGCGAGGAGAAGGCAGCGAGCGTCCACTACTGCATGGGCTATCAGTCGCTCACCAGCTTTGCGACGAAGCGCGAAGCCGTCGTGGCATGGAACACACGCACCTTCACAGCGGCGGAACGCAGCCCCGGCGAAGGCTCGAACTTCGACAAGGCGCTCAACCGGCTGACGAAAGAGGCCATCGTCGAGGCGCAGCACGACATCGCGCAAGCGCTGGACAAGCAATACGGCGAAGGATCTGGCAACGATGCGCTGGCGGAGGAACCTAAAGACTTCGTTCAGCGGTTAATTGGGCGAGCGGCTTTTTGTCGAGATCGCGGTGAAATTAAAACGCCAGAATTATTGGAACAAGCAGCCGCCGCACTCCGCCGCCCTGTGATCGACGATGCTGACGAAGTGCGAGACGAATTTATACGCGGCTCACGTTCAAGCGGCGGCTCTGGCAATTATGCGCTGGCTGATAGGGTTGAGGAGCACGTTGGTTCGGTGTGCTATTCCGGTCTGACGGAGCTTTTGACGGAAGTTGTAGCAGCACTTCGCCAGCCTATCGACGATGCGATGGTTGAGAGGGTGGCAGAGGTTTTGGCCTTCAAACTGTTCGACACGATAACGGATTGGCGCGACGATGTAGGCAAGCCTTTCCGTGACCGTGACACAATCTCTCAGAATGCTTACCGGCATGCGGCCCGAGCAGCACTCGAAGCCGCAAGGGAAGTGGCATGAGCAAGTGGTTTATGGATAGACGGCAAGAGTTCATCGCCGCGCAGCTTCGCCAGTTCGGGCAAATCCGCCGTGGCGATCTGGTGCACCAGTTCGGTATCACCTTGGCCGTGGCGTCGAAGGACATCGGCGACTTTCTGGCAGCAGACCCCAAGCGAGTGACCTACGATGTCAGTGCCAAACTTTATGTGCTCGTCGAGGAAGGAACCACCGTTGTCGATTGAAGAAGCACGGGAGATTGCGGCCATGTTTAAGCGCCCGCGTGCATCCGGCAAGCGCTGCTTCGCCTACTGCGGCGATGACCGTTGTGACTGCGACCGTGCTCCAAGGTTTCGCGGTCTAATAGACCAGTCACTACTCAAGGACCGTAGTGATGAATGACAAGATCACCGACCTCAATGAGTTTCGCAACGCCAAGACCGAACCGGACGCTGAGTTTGTGTTTACTGACGAGTTCGGGCGTAAGCTCTACACCTTCCTGCTTGACTATGAGATGGATGGGAAAACCTACACCACGCGCCTCGTTGCCTACGACGAAGATGATGCAGACCGCCGAATTGCTGCCATGCGTGAGAGCCTAGTGTATGGCGGCAAAATCTACACGGTGGAGACGCCATGACCGACGAGACGATTGAGCAACCCGGCTTCCACTATTTCGAGTGCGAAGAATGCGGCTTCAACAGTGTGCAGAAAGCCGACTTTACGGGCGTGGAGTATTGCCCGCTCTGCGAAGGCGACAGCGGCCACATCAACCACATGTCGCGCCGCATTGCACGCACTACCGACAGGCCTGAAGGATGGGATGCCCGCGCACTCGAAACAGGGAGGTCGGGATGAGTGAGGGGATGCCCGATGGCTAGGCACGCCGACGACTGCGAGTTCCACTTTGAGCAGTATCCACACGAATGCACATGCGGATTAACCGCGCCTCGCCGCTTTGCGGCGACACCGAGGGAGGTACCAATGTCGATTGAAAAAGAGCGTGGCTTCATACCCTGTCCGACGTGCAAGCAGTACAGCCACTCAATCCGCGAAGACTGGCTTGGTGAGGCGGTTTTGCACTTCACGACGATGCACGCGCACCCTGTCCGTGGTCATCCGATGGGCGATGTTTTCGACGCCAAGACACAGGACTATGCACAGCGCCTTGTCGCGCGGGTGGCGGAGCTTGAGCACCAAGTTGACAGCATCACCGAGTCGAGTTCGCGGGCTGCCGTAGGACGCGAGCATCTTGAGGATGCATACGAGCGGCAGGAACGGCGCATTACGGAACTTGAGGCCGAGATCGCACGGTTGCGTACCCGCTTGGAAATTCCCGACCCGCCTTTTGACAACGAAAGTTGCGACGGCATTTCGTGTCGCGACGACACAATACAGTTACTCGACGCACGCATCGCAGCATTACTCAAGGAGCAGACCAATGGATGATTACGTACACAGAATGCACCACGAGCGTGAACTGCTCGACCTGAAGATCGAGAAACTCACGGCCTTCACCTCGGACAGGCGCGGCCCTTTCGTCGAACTCGCCGAGATGGACCGCCTGCTGCTGCAGGCGCAACTCAGCCTGATGCAGGCCTATTCGAAGATAATTACCCTCCGCATCGACCGTGCCGAGCGTCCCGTCGAGGAAGCAGTCCAGTGAACAACGTTCGCCACATCAACACACTCAACGCCGTCCGCAAGCAGTCCGAGGGTGCCTTCGTGCTTCCCGAGCTTCTCCACGACATCCTGCCGGTCACCTCGACCGTTATCCTCACCTTCAGAAGTGAGAAAGCCATGCGGAGCTACCGCTCGATGCTTTACGTAATTAACAAGCAGGGCAGTTTTCGTTATCGTACGATCAGGGATGAGATGTCGATGTGGGGATTGGTGATATGGCGAATGAGATGACCGCCAACCGTGTGCAGATGCAGGCTGACGCCACTGCGTTGGCACAGCTTTGGGCATTGCTCGGCGCGGAGACCCAGACTGAGGCTGTGGTTGCCATCCACAAGCTGAAGAGTTACCTGCCTAAGGAGGAGAAGGAAAAATGATCCGCCCGCCGCGCGCCCCTCCTCGCTTCCGCGTCCGCATTGCGCGCCGCGTACGTGCGCCGCGCGTCCGCGCGCCGCGTACGAGCGTCACCCCGCCACACAGCCCGGTACGTATAAAACCGCCGAGGTGACGGGAACCAAAGTGTAACCGTTCGGGTTTACATGGGGACTTGCCACTACGGGCTTCGCGGTGGCATAACGTGGCACAACATTGCATTCAACCACAAACCTTAGGAGAGACCCGCATGTACGTCCTTACCAACATCGAAGTAGAAGCAACCCACAAGGTGCTTACCAGCCTTGACGGCCCGACCATCGACAATGCGCTGCCCGAAGGCGAGCGCCGCACGCTGCGCAATCTGATCGAGCGGATGACCACCGACATCGAGAACGGCCTGCCCGAGGGTCTTCCCGACTATGGCATCGACAACGAGCTTCCCGAGCCCCCGGCTACCATCGACAACGAGCTTCCCGTGCCTCCGTCGACGCCCGACAACGAGCTTCCCGAGCCCCCGGCGACGCCGAAGAGCTAATAGGTCTTGTCCTGCCTGCGCAGCATGGCTGTTGCGCAGGCAGGCGCTTGTGTATATTGATCGTCGTCTCCTACGAGCGGAGACAGAGACGACATGCCAAGTGTACGCATCGAGCCAGCAGGCGCACACCCCGTGCCGTTTGACCTCGATGAAGAACGCGAGAGCAACCTCCTCGATGAGCTTGCCGTTACGGCAAATACCGCCGAGCTTCTTGAAGCCCTCGGGGCTGATATCACCGCCGACGAAGAAAACCTAGCTTCCGAGAAGCGCCTGCTGGATCGCGCGGTAAAAGAGGGCAAGGTCACACCGCTGCGCGGCTCGCTCCCCGCTGCACTCGGCGCAGCAGCGTTCCTGCGCACATACGGACAAAGCCTCGCCTTGGATGTTGTGCAAGTGCGCAGCGCGCTTACCAGCAAGCTCCTCGAAATCGCGAACTGCGGGGATACCAAGCATGAACTCCGCGCTATCGAGCTTCTGGGTAAGCACGTAGATATCGGGCTTTTTACCGAGCGCTCCGAGATCAACATCAACTACAACACACCGGAAGCCTTGGAGGCCGCGATTCGCGAGCGTGTGAAGCGGCTGCTTCACGCAGATGCCATCGACCTCAAGCCGCTGGGTGCCGACCTTGACGAGGAACTCGCAGAGTTCGAGGACGTCGAGGCCGAGGAAGACCCCGATGATGGATAAGTCCGTAGTTCCCGGCCAGTTCGGCGGCGCACCGTACATCACCCTTGGCGAGTTATACGAGGAACTGGAGACGGTAATCCACAAGTACGACGGCACGCTGCCGCTGATGGGCGTGGTGGGTGTTCTGACCCTGCTGCAACATACGTTGATGACGGAAGCCATGCCCGATGCTGACTGACGTCTCCATAGCCGACATACCGTCGATCATCCACCGGCTGTCGCCGTATGAGCAGGAGCGCCTCCTCGCGGAGCTTGAGAAGCTCGACGAGATGAAGGCACAGGCGCTGGCGAAGCAAAGATTTATCAAGTTCGTCGAGATGATGTGGCCCTCCTTCATCGGAGGGCGTCACCATTTGAAGATGGCGGACGCCTTTGAAAGGGTCGCCAGAGGCGAACTCAAGCGGCTGATCATTTGCATGCCGCCGAGACACACCAAGTCCGAATTTGCCAGCTACCTGCTTCCTGCGTGGTTCCTCGGACTTTTTCCCGAGAAGAAGGTCATCCAATGTAGCCATACGGCGGAACTCGCGGTCGGCTTCGGACGCAAGGTGCGCAACCTCGTCGATACCGAGGGTTACCGGAAACTCTTCCCCAAGCTCCACCTTGCTGCCGACAGCAAGGCAGCGGGGCGCTGGAACACCAGCAAGGGCGGCGATTACTTCGCCATCGGCGTCGGCGGTGCTGTAACGGGCAAGGGCGGCGACCTGCTCATCATCGACGATCCTCACTCCGAGCAGGAGGCTGCGCTTGCCGAGAGCAACCCCGAAATCTACGACAAGGTCTATGCGTGGTTCACTTCCGGCCCGCGCCAGCGCCTCCAGCCGGGCGGAGCCATCGTCATCGTCCAGACGCGCTGGTCGAAGCGTGACCTTGTTGGGCAGATCATCAAGGATGCGCTGGTCAACGACAGCCTCGACGAGTGGGAAGTCATCGAATTCCCCGCAATTCTGCCGAGCGGCAATCCGGTATGGCCTGAATTCTGGTCGCTTGACGAGCTTCTCAAGGTCAAGCGCGATATCCCGAATTCGAAGTGGCAATCCCAATATCAACAGAACCCTACCAGCGAGGGCGCTGCAATCGTCAAACGCGAGTGGTGGCGTGAGTGGGAGAAGGAGGACCCACCCAAGTGCGACTTCATCCTCATGTCGTGGGATACGGCTTTCGAGAAGAAGCAGCGCGCTGACTACAGCGCGTGCACCACGTGGGGCGTCTTCTACATGGATGACGATACCGGGGTAAAGCAGGCCAATATCATCCTCCTCAACGCCTTCCGCGACCGCATGGAATTCCCCGAACTCAAGCGGGTGGCCGTTGAGGAATACAGGGAGTGGAAGCCCGACTCGGTGATCATCGAGAAGAAGAGTTCGGGTGCGCCGCTGATCTACGAGATGCGCGCCATGGGAATTCCTGTTCAGGAATTTACCCCCACCAGAGGTAATGATAAGATCAGCCGCCTGAACGCCGTCGCCGACGTCTTTGCATCAGGCCGCGTCTGGGCTCCCGCCACGCGCTGGGCGGAGGAAGTAGTAGACGAGGTCGGTGACTTTCCGGCTGGGCAGTACGACGATTATGTTGACACAGTGAGTATGGCTCTACACCGGTTCAGAAAAGGTGGATACATAAGTACCAACCTCGACGAACCTGATGAGGTTGTTTACTTCAAATCTCGACGTCATGCGGGGTACTATTGATGGCTACCAACGGTTTCGATAAATCCATCTCCCAAGCCCCTCTCGGCCTCAGGCCCGAGGACCTTTTGCCGCCGCCCGGTTACGACGGCTTGGATGATGAGCCCGGTTTGGAAGTCATCCTTGAGGGCGAGGAGGAAGACCTCCTTGAGGATGAGGAAGTCGAGGACGACTTCAGCGAGAACCTTGCCGAGACGCTCGACGAGGACGCGCTTTGCACGATTGCGGGTGATCTTGTCGGTGAGTTCGACGAAGACCTCAATTCACGCAAGGACTGGGTACAGACGTACGTAGACGGTCTCGAACTGCTGGGTATGAAGATCGACGACCGTACCGAGCCGTGGGACGGCGCATGCGGGGTGTACCATCCCCTCCTCGCCGAGGCCATCGTCAAGTTCCAAGCCGAGACGATGAGCGAGACGTTTCCGGCGCAGGGGCCCGTCCGCACCAAGATGATCGGGCGCGAGACGCCCGAGAAGCGCGACGCCGCCGCGCGCGTGCAGGAGGACATGAATTACCAGTTGACCGAGCGCATGGTCGAGTACCGTCCCGAGCACGAGCGCATGCTGTGGGGGCTGGGTCTGTCGGGCAACGCCTTCAAGAAGGTTTATTTCGACCCGAGCCTAGATCGTCAGGTGTCCATATACGTTACCGCCGAGGATGTGGTCGTGCCCTATGGCGCGAGCAACCTCGAAACGGCGGGTCGCGTGACGCACGTCATGCGCAAGACCAAGAACGAGGTCGCCAAGCTGATGGCGGCGGGCTTCTACAAGGACCTCGACCTGCCCGAGCCGACCAATACCCTCGACGAGATCGAGGAGAAGATCGCCGAGCAGATGGGCTTCCAAGCCAAGACTGACGACCGGTACAAGTTCCTTGAGATGCAGGTGGACCTGATCATCGAGGGAGACCGCTTCAGGGGCGACACCGACGACAGCGTGGGGTTGCCGTACATCGTGACCATCGACAAGGAGACCGAGGAAGTCCTTGCGATCCGGCGCAACTGGAATCCTGACGATCCGAAGAGAGTGAAGAGAAATCACTTCGTCCACTACAGCTACGTGCCGGGGTTTGGCTTCTACGCTTTCGGCCTCATCCACCTCATCGGCGCGTTTGCGAAATCAGGGACAAGCCTCATTCGTCAGTTGGTCGATGCGGGTACGCTCTCCAACCTTCCCGGCGGCTTCAAGACCAAGGGGCTGCGTGTCAAGGGTGACGACACGCCGATAGGTCCCGGTGAGTGGCGTGATGTTGACGTGGCCAGCGGCTCGATGCGCGACAACATCATGCCGCTTCCGTACAAGGAGCCCAGCCAGACGCTGTTTGCACTTTTCCAGAACATAGTCGAAGAGGGGCGCAAGTTCGCGGGTGCGGCGGACATGAAAGTGTCGGACATGAGCGCGCAAGCGCCTGTGGGTACGACACTAGCCATACTCGAACGCACGCTGAAGGTTATGAGCGCCGTGCAGGCGCGCATTCACTACTCGATGAAGCAGGAGTTCAAGCTCCTCAAGACCATCATCCACGACTACACGCCTGACGAGTACAGCTACGAGCCTGACGAGGGCAGCCGCAAGGCCAAGAAGAGCGACTACGACACCACGGAAGTCATCCCGGTGTCGGACCCTAACGCCACAACCATGGCACAGAAGATCGTGCAGTACCAAGCCGTCATCCAGTTGGCGCAGGGTGCGCCGCAAATCTACGATATGCCGCAACTGCACCGTCAGATGCTGGAGGTGCTCGGCATCAAGAACGCCGACAAGCTGGTCCCCCTGAAAGATAGCGACGACATGAAGCCGCGCGACCCGGTTTCGGAGAATATGGACTTCCTCAACATGAAGCCCGTGAAGGCGTTCATCTACCAAGATCACGAGGCGCATATTGCGGTTCACATGGCCGCCATGCAGGACCCCAAGATTGCCCAGATGGTCGGCCAGAGCCCGAACGCACAGTCCATCGGCGGGTCATTTGCGGCGCACATACAGGAGCATCTTGCCTTCGCCTATCGCAAGGCCATCGAAGAGCAGGCAGGCGTCCCGCTGCCTCCGCCGGATGCCGCAATGGACGAGCAGACCGAGCTTGCCGTGTCGCGGCTTGCGGCGGCTGCCGCTGGCCAGCTTCTCAGGAAGAACCAAGGCGAGGCCCAGCAGCAGCAGGCGCAGCAGATGGCGGAAGACCCGATTGTGCAGCAGCAGAAGAAGGAACTGGAAATCAAGGAGAAGGAGGTCGCGCTCAAGGAGAAGAAAATGGCCATCGACGCCGCCGCGCAGGTGGACAAGGGGGAACTGGAGCGCGAGCGCATCGGCGCGCAGAAGGAAATTGCGGGGCTCAATGCTGGCGTCAAGATCGCCACCACCAAGGCCCAATTGTCTGCGCAGCAGCAAGAAGCGGGCATGAAGATGGGCATCGAGATTGCCAAGGAGGCAACCGGGCAGGGCATGGCGCAGCAGACCCGCGCCGATGGTCGCGAGGATGTCGCCGCAGAACGCGCGTTCAAGCAGGCGCAGGCGCAGGCGCAGGCGGCGCAGAAACGCCCTACGCTGTCAGCCAAGAAAAAGGTCCCCGCTGAATGAGCATGGACCTGCTAACGTACCTGTCGAAGAAGCTAGATGAGAATCTGGAGCTTATAGGCACCGACCTCGCCATGGGCAAACCTGCTGACCTTGCTGCCTACAAATATGCTGCGGGCACTTATCGTGGCCTGCTGATGGCCAAGAATATCATCATGGAAACCAACGAGAGGATGAAGGAAGAAGATGACGACTGAACCGAGTGTCAACTCCGGCGATGAGGAGCGCGTGCGTGCATGCAGAAGCCTGTTTGCCGAGTTGATCGACCAGATGGATTACCTTCGTGGTGACACCACGGACTCCGAAGTCCGGCGCATGACCAGCATCGCCATCACCGAGATGCAAACTGCCCAGATGTGGGCGGTGCGTGCGCTGACTTGGGGGATTGATGAATGACCAGCACACTGCAGCAAGGCGAGGACCTCGCCGCCAAGGGTGCGACCGCACCGCGCGTCAGCCTTGAGGGCATGCTCGACCGCATCATGTTCGAGTATCACTTCACCGCTGGTGAGGCGCTCGGCGCGATGGGTGAAACGCCCGGCCACGCCAGCCTTGACATCCTGTCGATTTGCATCCTCGTGCTCGACAACGGCTGGACGCTGCTTGGCAAGAGCGCACCCGCAAGCGCGGAGAACTTCGACCCGGAGAAGGGCGTGACCTTTGCGCGTGACGATGCGCTGCGCCAGCTTTGGCCGCTTGAGGGGTATCTGCTGCGGGATCGGCTCGCGGCTGAGCAGGAGGATAACAGTGGCTGAAGTGGTCGAGATCGGGTCCAAGGTGGCGTCGTCACTGCCGCTGCCCAGCGGTTACCGCATCCTCTGTGCCGTCCCCGAGGTCGCTGAGAAGACCGCAGGGGGTGTGCTCAAGGCCGAGATGACCCTCCAGAACGAGGAACTCCTCACGACGGTGCTCTTCGTGCTGAAAATGGGGCCGGATTGCTACAAGGACCCGGCGCGCTTCCCGTCCGGGCCTTGGTGTAAGGAGGGGGATTTTATCCTCGTGCGCCCGCATGCCGGTACGAGGGTCAAAATCTTCGGAAAAACCCTGCGTATCATCAATGACGACAGCGTCGAAGCCGTTGTCGAAGACCCGCGCGGCATCACACGCGCTTAAGGAGAGACAAAATGGCTGGCAAGAAGCCTGAGAACGACGAAGACGACGATCTGGACCTCGAAATCGAGGCTGAAGACGTTGAAATCGAGGTCGAAGACGATACTCCGGAAGAGGACAAGGGCCGCACGCCCATGCCCAAGGAGGTTGTCGAGGAATTCGAGGCTGATGAGCTTGAAGAGTATGATGACAAGGTAAAACAACGCTTCAAACAAGCCAGAAAGCTCTACCACGACGAGCGGCGCGAGAAAGAACGTGTGCAGCGGGAGAACCAAGAGGCGATTTCGACTGCGCAGCGGATTTTCGAGGAAAATCGACGGCTCAAACACACGCTTTCGCAAGGTGAGAACACCCTGCTGGAGAGCTTTAAGCGTTCGGCGCAGTATGAAGCCGAAGTCGCCCGTCGCGAGTATCGTGAAGCGCATGAAACAGGCGATACCGACAAGCTCATCGAGGCGCAGGAGAAGCTGAATCTCGCGTCGTACCGTATTCAGCAACTTAATGGATACACGCCATCTTTACAGGATGAGAATGAAGGCGTAGAGGTATCTCAGCAGGTGGCTCAGCCTCCTCGTCCCGACGACAAGACCATGGCGTGGCAAGAGCGCAATACATGGTACGGGTCGGACACGGAGATGACTGCTTCCGCACTTGGGCTCCACCAGAAGCTCGTGGCGGAACGCGGTGTCCAGTTCGCTGGCACCGATGAGTATTGGGGCGTGATCAACAAGACGATCCGCCGTCGCTTCCCCGAATATTTCGAGAGTGACGACCCCAAGTCCACAACGCGCAATGCGAAGCCTACCTCCGTAGTCGCTCCCGCTTCGCGCAGCCGGTCTCCCAAGCGGATCGTGCTTAAGCAGTCTCAATTGGCAGTTGCGAAAAAGCTGGGACTCACCCCGGAGCAATATGCCAAAGAAGTAGTGAAACTGGAGACCCAGTCGTGACGCAAGAGCGTATGCCCCGTGAAGCCGATACTCGTATGACGAGGGAACGTCCAAAGGTCTGGCAGCCTGCGGCAGCCCTCCCCGAACCCGATATGGTGGCAGGCTACACCTACCGCTGGGTGCGTGTGTCAGCCCTCGGAAAAGCCGACCCCAAGAACGTATCTGCAAAACTGCGTGAAGGGTGGGAGCCGGTACGGGTGGAAGAGCAGCCGCAGTTCAAGATGTTCCTCGATCCGGACAGCCAGTTCAAGGACAACATCGAGATTGGTGGACTGCTGCTCTGCAAGATTCCCGACGAGTTCGTTGGCCAGCGCGCGGCCTATTACGGGCGCAAGACCAAGGATCAGATGGAGTCGGTAGACAACAATTTTATGCGTGAGAATGACGCCCGCATGCCGCTTTTTGCTGAAAAGCGGTCCAAGACGTCCTTCGGTTCAGGCAGGTAATCAGGAGTTCAACTATGGCATATCCCGCTGTTATGGCCCCGTATGGGCTCATTCCGATCAACCTGATCGGTGGACAGGTGTTTGCCGGTTCCACTCGTCATTTCTCCATCGCTTCGGCCTACGGCACTCTCATCGGTTTCGGTGACGTCGTAAAGATCGTCGCGGGCAATATCGAGAAGGACGTGGGTACCGCAGCCGCCACCCCGGTTGGCGTTTTCATGGGTTGCACCTACACCGACCCGACTTTCGGCAAGGTGTTCCGGAAGTCCTTCCCCGCA